AGTTTCTATAATGTTCCGGTTTTTGTGATATACCAATATCTCCCACGCCACTATTAACTAATTTATTTCCAGTAATAATTAATGACATACCTTTTTAATTAATTAATATAAAAAAAATTATCTATGTAATATTAAAAAATGGAAAATGTTGAGAACCTTGAAAATGTTGAAAAAAGTATAAATGAAATGGTTAAAGATGATCCGAGATATAAACCAATAACACCAAAACATTATCAAAATAATATACATGCCAAATCACAGTTTAAACATTATGAAAGTGATTGGAATAAATGGTATAAAGAAAATAAAGAGGCAAGGAGGATAAATGGTATGATATATAAAGAAATAATGAGAGCCAAATTGAAAGTAAACTAAAATGGCAAAAACAATTTTTTATTTATTCTTATTTATAAAGTTTAAACCAAAGTGGCATTCTTAACCTTTAATTTGAGCCAATATGGTTTAAACCTTTTTGACATTTTTTCTTAATTAATAAAATATTTTAATAAAGTAAAATGAGTAACAGATATTTAGAGATTTCAGTTTCAAATCAACCCAGTAATGGTAAAATGAGTTTTCGTGAGGGAATGAGTAATCTTATCTTCCAAATCCCAGCGATGGAGGGAAACCTTATTCCATCATCTGTGAAGATATGTGGTAAGATACAATTTTTTAAAGATGGAACTGGGACGACCCCTTCTGCTCCCATGTCAGTTGATGAAAGGCTTGGAGTATACGGAGCATTTGAAAGTTTAACCACAAGATCAATAAGACACCAACAGACAATAGAGCAAGTGAGACATTACGCTCATATGCTTTCCAATTACCTTCCCCTCACCAGTTCTGTAAAAGATAATATTTCTTCTATGTCAAACAGAGCATTAACATTCCCAAATTGGTCGGGATTTAATAAGAGTGTTGTGTATAGTGATTCGCCACAAGAGTTCTGCCTTTCTCTCCCATGTGGTCTCCTAAACGGAACGGAGGATATACCCCTTTCCAATTCAGCTCTTGGGGGGCTGGAAATAGTCATCGCCCTCGCAAGTGATAGTCAAATGATATTTACAAATACAAATGATGCCTCGTCTATTGTAGACGCTTTTTATGAGTTTAGTGATTTAAAACTTCTCTGTGAAGTTCAAGAGGGGGTAGTATCTAATAAACCCAATTTTACTTATCAATCCATTTCATCTTATTATGACACCATTAATTCTTCAAACGCAAATGTATCTTTCAATCTTGGATTAAGTAAGGTAAGAAGTGTTTTCTCTTCATTTGTTCCATCATCTTATTTGAATAATAGATCGCAAAATGGTTATTCAACTGTCATGATTACAAATACAGATGATAATGTTGCTAATGTTAAAAAGTTGGTTTGGCAAAAAGGGGGAGCATTATATCCAAAAATGTTTGAAAATAATTCAGTTGTAAGAGACAGCCCACAGACAATTTTAAGTGATCCAGTAATCCTTAAAGATTATGTGAGTGCTGTTAAATCCTTTAAAAATAACATGAGGAATTGTTTATCTCTTGAAAATACTTCTCGTGATTTTACAACAAAACAAGTGACCGGAGGTGATTTAAATAAAGAATTAACCCAATACACCACTATCCCCAACACCGGACAGATTTTCGGATTAGGAATAAATTATGACGCACTTGGAGGAGAAGGAACAGACTTCCGTGATGAAAACTGGGGAATGAATATTCAGAGTGATTTAACAACTGATAATCCCCATTCTGTTTTTATTTTTGTAAACAGCGAACAGAGTGTATTTTTTAACCAAAATGGCATTCAAGTCCAACAGTAAATATTTAAACCAAAGTGGCAATAACAATTAATATATTGTGCCAATTAAGTATATACCTTTTTTAAACTTTTTTTGAATTATTATTTTTAAATATTCTCATAATATAAAATGAGTGATAAGAAACAAGATAATAGACCGGATATTTTGAGATTAAAACCGATGACTTATGTTGGAGGACAAG